ATCGTAGGAATAATTGGTGCAATTTTTCGGGATACATGGAACTGGTCAATTGCATTTAAGCGACCAATTTCGTAATCATAATTACCAATCTGCATTACTCATACGCTCCTAGTTTTTGATCAATTTTGATTGCATCGAATACCCATTCGTTGAAGTCACCAACTGACTTGTAAGCCAAGTCCGTATGCTTCTTGAATGCGCATTTTGATGCCGTAGCGTTATCACCAGATCCAGCGTGATTTAGTGTGATAGTGTTCTTTCCCCACTTCTTAGTACTTGAGCGCTGAATGTGATAAAGATTAGAAAGCTTGGCGTTAATAGGTGATGTTTTTAATAGGCGAACTGTCACCGTACCTGACTTATTAGCGCTCAGAGAGTGCATACCCTCACCATCTGCCCCAATCGTCATAGTGTTCGCATCACCAGCCATTGCAATGGTAATGCCTTCATCTGCAACGCCCGCACCGTAACCTAGGTCAATTACCCCGTCATCACTGGCGAGGGTACATTGAGTATCCATAAATGAATATGTAGACATATTTCTTATCCTTATTAGCGGTTAACAGAAACAAGCACATCGGAGAAATGTGTTGCACCTGCCATCTTGATAGCAATTTGGAAAACCGGAGATTTACGCGCTTCACGTTCTGATTGAGCTTGATCATCTAGACTGTTCGCAAAAACGTAAAAACCTTTAGAAAGGTAATCACCTGTTTCTACTGCTCCAAAAGAATCACCATTCCACTGACCAGGACCAATAAGGCCATTTGTTACTGCCTGCTCCAATGCCCGTTCAAGCATAGTACTTTGGCGATTTACGCCGCCTTCCGTTTGCGGGACCTTAGTTGGCGTGGTATAGAAAAGATTCCACAGTGCCGTCTCTAAATGGTTTTGCAACCAGTCGAGACCATGACGCTCATCGATGAATGAACCATCACACATGACACCTTCTTGAAGAATTGCGGTGTCATTGTTGTAGCCGGCAAAAACATTACAGTTTTTATCTTTTAGGGCTTTTGCTTGGGAAACTTGTAGATCTTCAGCGGCTACACCCGGAAGCTGCTTAAACTTCAATGTAATGGTCGTGTTGGTACCATTGAAATTAACGCTAAATGCTCGCCCAAATACTGAAGCTGCTGCATGTGCCGTATCACCCGAAAAAATCGAAAATACGCGACCGTTATTTAATTTACTGAGCTTGTAGGCTAGATCGGCTGTACTGGTACCATCCAAAGCCAATGAGTTAGTAATTGTCTGGCCATAAATGCGAGATGGTGAAGTCGCATTAATGAATGCTGCCACTTCTAACACATCTGCATCAGAAATTGGCTCAGCGATATCTAACCCATACCACTTAAGTGACTTGTCCGCTAAATGTGTAATTGCATCCATCAATGGCTCAGCAGCATAGCCATTTACTGGTACCGAAGCATGACCAACGGTTAAACCCATCAATGAAGAAACGTCTGTACCAGTTGCATTGGCAATAGCATAGGAAATTGTCGAAGTGGTACCGGTGGTTAATGACGTAATTTCAAAACGGTTATAAACATCATTCCAAGTTACTGAAGCGGTACCCAGCTTGGCTGTTAGGGCAGATGCCACACCATTTAAATTGGTGACAGCTGATAAGTTCAGGGCAGTTACAACCTTTTCAGAACCATCAATGGTGATTTTCATCGAACCATCTGAAATAGCTGTGAAGTTTGAAATATCACGTTGATCTGCAGATAAAACCGCACCTTTTAAAACCGCTGAACTTGCCGATTTAACCCAACGGCCAATATATAAAGTTCGTGGTTTTGGGGATTGGCTAAAGTACAATTCAGCAGCTTTATATTCTGGCGCATCGGTACCATAATCTAATGCTACAGGTGTAAGACCCGAGTATTCGCGTAAACGTTCAACTGGATCTACAACACCATCCGTGGCACCAAGAATAAGTAAATTACCGAAGCTACGTGGCCCTGCTGCTAATGCCGCCAAACTAATGGAGACATTAACAACGTCTGAAACAGGCAATGTCATGGATTAACTCCTAGGAAATTCTATCGGCCCAGCATCTACAAATGACTTAACAGCAAACGTGCGTAATGTTTGCCGCTTAAAGACAGCGGTTAGGTCATATCGATGTACATACTGATTATTGAGAAAGTCAGGCGCGGTGATGATCTCACCCACCTTGATAAATTTGATTTTTTGCGCTTTGAGTTGCGCGATGTTTTGCGGAATGCCTAGACCATCCTTTAGGACGTTTGCAATTGATTGGCCGTGGTCGCCGTAGAACGATAAAAACAGCGTCAATTCTTCATGTCGAATTGAATCCATTGTTTCGTCTTTCTGGTCGAAGTAAGGCCCATCATCAGGAATTATTGACTTTACGGCGAAGGCGCACCAATCCTCACCAATTTCAGGAAAAGGCGGTGGTTCTCTTTGGAAACGTGGACGAACCATATCACCTGGTAAGGATGTAATCCCGACAATGAAGGCTTGAAAGATGTCCTCTAGGTCTTGGTCATAAGCAGATCCGCCACTAGGGGTAATATATCCCCCTGAAGCAGAATCACCCATGATTACCCCAGTGGTTTAAGCTCACAAATTGCTTTTATGAAACCTTGGCCATAATGTAGATTGTCCAGCACTTGAGCCACAATGTAGGTTTTACCCTTCCACGTAATCTCATCTGCTTTGGTATTTTTATCGCCTGAAGTTAAAGCAAACTGCGTGTGAATGTTGATTGCGCCTTTAATCAATGTGCCATCTGCTCGACGGTCCATATTGAGGCCATTATTTGTAGTAACTACGCCATCAAAGGGTGTTGATGTAGTCGTTTCTTGAGATCGTCCATTGTTTCCTACGATGACCTCTGTGCGCTTACAAATAATGCCTGTGTCCATGAAGTCTGGATCTAGCAAAACGTCTGAAACATCAAGTTGAGCCACGCTTTACCTCCTTTTCCTTTTTCATGATCACGTAAGTAACCAACTTTCTAAGCTCTCCAGTATCAATCAACGGCCGAACTAGGCCAGACTCAGCTGGACCAGTTTCAAGCTGTTTAAGATACTGTTTAGCGCCTTTACGGCCACGCCGTGCTCGAGCACGGATTGTGGCCAAAGATAGAGGGGCAAATTCACCATTAACGAAATAAGCCCGAACTGAATTCATTGCAATCATTCCAGCGGACTCAAGCAATTTCATCATTTTCTGACTATTACCATCTAAAGCAGCGTCAACCGCTTTAACCAGCTTATCGCCTACCGGTTCTTGAACTTCTTCAACACCCGGCACCAGGAAAGGTCGCTCAGGAATGTTTTGAGAAGGTGAGCCGCCTTCCATGAGGTAACCAATCTGCGCATTGGTAAGGCCGTCACCATCGGTTCGAGCCTCCCCATGTGGAATACCTACCAAAACATCCATTTGAGAAAGTTCAGCTACAGCTTGGAAAATGTCAGCTAAACCATTACCAGAAGATTTAACACCACTGCTCATAATTGGATGCCTCCCATGCCAGCCATCAGTAATAACTGATAAAACTGGACGCCCCAAGTCGTTTGGTTCCAATGACCAGCATCAGTAATGAGAACGCCGGAAACATCCATAGATTTTGAAACGCCATCAACGGATTTAGACGTCTCATTACCTACGATTTTGCCAGCATCAGCACCAATGCTTGCAGCACTCATCGTACGCCGGTAAAGCGTAAGATAATGAGCTATGAACAGTGTTAAACCATAATCGAGCATATCCTCCCAACGTTCCTCACGAAGCAGCTTCTTCCCAAGGTTTAAGTAGAAATTAAACTGAAATGATGGATATTGCGTTGTATCAGCAAATGCCGGCATTTCTTCACGAAAAGAGGATTCACTGATCATGTGTTAGGTTTCCTTTGGTGTGGCCTTTTCTTTTGCCGGTGTAGCTTTAGTTAATTCAGCCTTCAACTTTGCAATTTCAGCGTCACGGTCTTGAAGTTCTTTTGCTGACTGAATTTTAAGATCACTAAGTTCTTTATCCTTAGCCTTCATTTCTTCGTCATGCTTAAGAATTTGTTTTGCTGCTTCATCAATCTGGATTTGCATTGCTGCAATTTCCTGATCTTTCTGCTCAAGGACTTGTTCAAGCTCATTGGTATATGCTGAATGTGCTGGAATTTCCTGTGAATGAGCTTTCACGAACCAATGTTTGGCCACGTCTTCTTCAACTTCTTGAATTCCAGCTTGCAAAACGATTGTTTTTGCTTCCCCTTGTTCATCACGACCAAGGTTAACGGTTAGCGGCTTACTTAGAAGAATTTGTACTAACTTAGACATGCTCACCCCTTATAGGCCATCAGCGTAATAAGCTGTTTCTGGATATACCCATTCAACAACACCTAAACGGCCGAAATAGGTAGTAATTTGTCGAATACCACGATATTCGATCGGTGTACGTTGCAACGGTACAAGCGGGAAGCGCACACGATCTTCAGACTGTGTATACGTCAACATACGATCCGTACCACCCGCACCACGTTTTACACACCACTTAGAAGGCTGGATATTTAGAGGTCGGCCATTCACTGAATTACTTAAGCTATTGAGCTTCAAGAACTCAAGAATAGAGATATTCCCTGCTTCGCTGACAATACGCGAAGTTAAGAGACTAAATTGAACTGGTGGCAATAAAAGCTTGTCCGGGCAAACCGCAAAACCAGAAGCCACCCAAGCGTTATTTAAGACAAGGTTTACATCGTCTAAAATTTCTTGTGGGGTTGCTAGTTTCCAGTTTTTATTAACGTTGGTCGCACCCACTTTAGAAGAGTTTAAAAGCCCTTCTACACCAAGCGTGTCATCGCCGATATATACCTGCTCGTCAATATCCATTTGATATTTCAGATTCATACCTTTAAATTTCTGGTCATCCACTGGACGGCCTACAGCTCGTGCAGACTCCAATTCTGGAATGGTATAACCAATTTCCATACCCCATAAGCTAAGAGGTTGGGCAGTCTTGCCGATATCCAACGCAATTCCTGCAATAGCATCGGTATTTTTACCAATCCAAGATTTCCCGGTAGGTGATGGACCACCAGCTGCAGCAAATGTAGAGTTTGTGAATGAAGATACTTCATCTGCAATTGATACATCAGAGCGCAAGTCAATATCACGACCCCATGTAATATTTGCTAATGGCTCATGTAGAGTTTGGTCGAGGCGTTCCAATTCACCTAATAGGAATGCACCAGTACTATCAATCGTACGGGCATCAAAGGTATGCATTGTTCCAGAATCACGGGTACGCGCTCGAATTGGTCGACCCATTGCTACGGCTTGAGTCATGGTCGAAGCTAAGAGTAATTTACTCATATTTTCATTTTCTCCAGGCGTAAAAAAAGACGCATATAGCGCCGTGATTTACGTCAAAAATATTTTAGATGTTGTAAGAGATTTCTACGTTGCCCTGAGCATCAGCATCATGCATAAACATTGCATTCTTGATCTCGATGGTATTCACACCATCTGCAACCGCTTCAATCCCACCGATCGGTTTTAGTTCTGTTCCTGTAGCTACACGCACATAAACTTTCCCGGCTTTTTTCGCTGTACCAGCGTTACATTTTACTGTCATGTAACCACGGCGCATGATGTCATTCACAATTCCTGATTGAGGAACAGCTGCACCAATTCCATTTAAAGCTGATTGTGTAGGATAAGAACGCACAATTAAGCCGTATACATCGGTATCAGCCGCTTCAAGCGGTACGATTCCATCTGCTGTTAGCTTTCCGAAAATACCAAAGGCGCCAAAATTACCTTTAAGGATGTGTGCTTCAACTGTGGAGTGTGCTTTTCGTGAAATATCACCTGGAATGCCTGACGGCATACGATATAGATATGCATTACCCATTTATTAATTTCCTTTGTTTGCCCAATATTCACGGTTACGTTTATTCATTTCAGCCGGTGTCATTGGCGCTCGGCCAAAATCACGAGTAGAAATGCCAGAACGTACACCAGCGGCGTTATTTTGTTGTTTGATGAGTTCCGATGCCCCAATAAATGCAGCATCGACTGTATAGGCTGGCATGGTGTCAAAGTTCGGAGTAGCACCTACAAACGGCTTCAAGGCTTTTTGGCCATCTTCCGTAGCATAAGCCTGTTTTAATACATTGCGCTTGGTATTTAAAACAGCTTGGCCATTGTTGGCACTATCGAAAGTTGGCATCTTAAAGCCCGGTACCAAAACCTCTGCACGTGATAAAACTTCTTGAAGTGAATCACCGGTATGGTTTTGAATACCTTGTTCAGATAATTTTTGAGCTTGTTCAGCTTCCAAAATATCGTCTTCGGTTTCTTTCCCCTTACCATCGTCTTCTTCATCATCATCTTCAGTTTCCGATTCAGAATCTTTGGTTTTTTTCTTTTCCAGATTTGAGAGTCGCTCATCAAATGTTTGGACTGTTGTTTGAACTGTTTTGAGGGTTTTTAAAAGTTCACGATTGATTGCAGCATCAGTTGTTTTGCCATCATCATCCTCATCGTCATCTTCGGTTTCGACATCCTCCTCATCAGTGCTCTTGGCTTTTTCCAAAGCCTCATCAATTGTACGTTTAGCTTTGCGCAAGCTTTCCAGCCAGCCTTTACTCTGTTTAGGCATAAAACTATCTCCGATTTTACAACGCGACCCACAACGCCCCTTTTTAACCAGAGCAATGTGATTTCCAAAAATATTTGTTTGAATCCCTTTTCCTACGCTAATTTCCGTGTAATCAGCGTCATACCCTAGAGAGATTTCAACCTTTCCTTTCATCACAGCATCAATCATGTCTTTGTCTGTAATGAGCAGATCCGCCACTAAACAATCAGAATCTTCATCCTCACCACGGCGTACATCATGTGCAGTTCCGTTTGAAAGTTTCTTCCAATTCTCCGGGGTTACCCAACCCTTGGGATGATCATCTGTAACAGGCTTCCCTTCAAAACTGGCGATCGTACGTGGATCAAATAAAACATCTTCACCACGCTCAATGATGATTAGACCGGAGTTGTCAGCAGTAACTGGCACTTCACCATCGGCATAAAGCAATTTACCAATCCGAGCTAATGGAACATCTCGGCAAAGCAAATAACCTTCAGGCGTTGTTTCCCGTGTTCTACCAAGTTGGCCAGTAGTGTAGAAATTAGATCTATCTACCGTGGCCTTTGATTTCGGTTTCTTTTTAAACATGGATCACCTTTTTTGCAGGCATAAAAAAACCACCCGAGGGTGGTTTTAAGATATTTAGACCTTATTGAACAACGGTTAATGCTTCTAGTGCGAAGTCATAGGACTTTATTTCTCCATCAACAAACCACACACATGTTGCCTTACCATTGTCTTTGCGAATTTTTTTCTACAGTCATTGCATAACCGCCTGAATTTAGTTGTACAACATCTCCAGCTTTAATACTCATATTTATTCTCCAGAATTTGGAATATTCAAATATAGCAGCAATTTAGCTTTGCACAATAGGCTCAAAAGTTTGGGATTACCGGTTCCGTATAACAACGACAATTAGGCAAACATCCGGCATGACCTTTTAAATTATCCAAAGTTGGCGGACTGTTCCAAGCAACAAATTTCCCATTCATTGCCTTATGGCTTGGCCTTACATCACCATCTTCACTAGTTCGCCAGATATAACCCTCGGATCCAAGATTTTCGGCTCTCGCTTGAGTAAATACGCATGATGCTCGGCTAACCTCAGTCCGGGCAATTGTATTTGCTCTGGATCTTGTCACACGGCCAGTTGCCATAATCAAGCCAGCAATCTCACTTGAACGGTTGCCTTCAATTAGCGATCGAGTAGACAGGTCATGAATACGCTGTGCTGCATCAAGTGGTAAAGACTTAATAAGCCTTACTTGGTCATTTAAAAGCTGCTGATATACGGCTCCAGTGTCCGTATTCCTGATTTGCTCACGTACACCACGTGATAAATCCTTTGCATAAATGAGCCAAGTTTTCTCATCCCTTAAAGCGACATCAGTAATGATTCGACCAGCTGCATTTTGCGCCCAAAACTGAAGCGTGTTTGCATACTCGTTTAATGACGCAATCATCAGTGGGTATGACTTTGGATCATTTACATCAAAGCCTTTAACGATCATATCAATGTATCCCGCAATCTTTCTAAGCTGCTGGCTGTACCGTATCTCGGTCTTCCTCGCCAGGTGCGGTGATATCCGACTTATTTGACTCTTCATCGTCATAACCTTCTTTTGGCGGCGGTGGATCATCTTCAGCCTGGTTAATTTCCTCATCAGAAATATGAGAGAAAATACCGGTAGATTCGCTTGATTGACGCAATTCTTTTAACGCCGTCTGACGTGAGATGATTCCAGCCTCTTCAACCTTAGTAACTGCCTCGGCAACTTTGGCCGCAATCTCTGCCTTTTTCTCGTCATCGATCTGCCACAATGAAGCGAAATCAAACTTAAATGAATCAGGTAGAGGTTTACCTAGTTTTGACCGCGAAACAATTTCAAGCAACTTATGTAAAGGCGTACGCATACGGCCTTCTTGCTGCTGGTTGATATTGTCGTAATAGTTTGATAAGTCAGACTCACCAGTTGCACTAAACCCCGCTGGAGACTGCCCAAATAAACGAACTAATGGAATACCCAAAGCACCAGCAATTTGCTGGCCAAACTGCATCAGAATATTATCAAGCCCGGCAAAGCTATATTGATGGGCTTCATAAGTATCTTCAGCATCCATCAGCGTTAGGCCTTCATTAGATTGCCATAGACGAATTTGATTGATCTGCTCAACCAAAGCGTCATACATTCGCCCACCGGCTGCAATAAGACTACGCAAGCCTTTTACCTTGTATGTGCGTAAGTGTGCTTTATAGATAAGCTGGCCAGCACCTAATGTGGCGCTATCAAAAATAGTTAAACGATCCTCTAAGCGCTCAATAACTGATTGGCCCCATAAATTTTCCGCTATAGCCTGCCAGTAAGGTAGTTTAATCCCATCCATTCTGAAAACACGTGAATAATGAATGCGCTGATTACATAAGCCTACTGAGTCAGTAATGACATCATAGTATTTAGGCATTCCATAATCTGGACCATACTCGGTGACTAGATCTTGCAAGTCAGGTAAAACCATCCAGCGATCTAAAACAAGCAACCCTTTGAACTGATCTTTACCAATAGTATTTACATTAAGTGGGGTAGATACATTTTGACCGTCAATTAACATTACAGCGATAGCCCCACCGTAAAGTCGGGACCAGCGGATTGTCTCATTGATCTTATCCCACACTTGCAGGCTATCTAGTTCCTGGTTAATTGCCTCCACATCTTCTGGATCATCCATGCCACGGATGTTAATTCCTTCACGCGTCATGTCATCCGCTACAACATCGACCGCTTGCCCAACCACCCAACTTGATCGATACATCGCTTCAAGCTTCAATCGATTTCGGCTTGTGAAGTTAAAACCATAAGTCGATTGATCGTGTTGACTTCCAGAACCCAACCCAACTCGAGCTGCAAAGTTCTGGAACGAATCTCTTGTAAATTTAATTAAGCCCATAACTTTCTCTTTATAGCTTGCCCCAAATATTGAGCTCAGCAATTTGCGGGTTAAAGCAAATCATCACGCTATCTGCCCGGTTCGGTGAAGCTGTGCCATCAGGTTGTTTGTTGACTAGGATTTTCCCAACACCGTTTTTTGTGTACGTTGGTTGAGATAGCTCAGTAGTGAGTAGTGCTAATTCCTTGGCATCGATATCTTCACTTGATAGTGAAATGATCATGTCTGGATCATAATCACGCCCATCAAGTGCTCTAAAAGTTTCTTGGAAGCGTAAACGTAATGACCACCAAGACTGAGCTTTCAAATTGGCAAAAAAGTCTTTATTAAGACGTTTCTCTACCATTTCCCCTTCAGGGTCATGAACTGAACCGGATCCGCGGAATGACTCCACATTAATCTCGGATAAGCCCAGCTCTCTGCGCTTTTCATTAATCACACGGGCATCACCACGGCACCCAGCGCCAAGGCCATCGGCATCGTAAAACAGCGTATCGATGGATTTCTCGAAGCAGAAATCCATAGCTTTTTGAGTCGTTCCAAAAATGTCATCGCCTTTACCAGACCATGTGGCCAAGTAAGTCATGACAACGCCGTGACGTGCTGCAAAAGAGTTTTTATCCTTACCTTCATCTGCAACGTCTAAGCCGCCAATACGGTCACCAGTCGGCTCAATCTGAAGCTTCTTATGCGCATCGATAGCAGCTTGAACCCAAGTACTAGGAATTAAGACGCCTTCTACAGAAGCGGCATAGTTAATATCAACCTCTTGAGCAAGAACCACATCATCAAGTGTGGCCAGCTGCTTTTCATACCATGGGTAAATAACTTTGCCGTTATAGGTAACGGTCCAGTTCTTATCCGGGTTAGCTCGCCAAGGCATGGTAAAGACGGCGTAACGACCACTAAATCTATCCTGGTGAAATCGATCACCAATACCGTTAGGTGTGGATCCTTTAATATGAACGTTGGTGTTTTGAGAAATGGCAGCATCTACAGCTTCTTGCCGTTCTACGAATGCCCATTCGTCCAAAAAATACATCGTAGTACGTCCACCACGCCCGATGTTGTCACCCGCTTCACCAGTAATAGTTGCGCCGTTATCTGGGTTAATGATTCGCATGTAGTTATCATGCACTTTCTCGACAAAGCCCTTAGGTTTTAACCATTGGGGCATTTTGCTGAACATATCGCGGAATTTATGAAATAGGGTTTTAGGGTCGCCCTTCTTATCTACCAACTCTTCCTTACGGCTACCAACACCACCTGCAAAACCTTCAACGAATAACCAACGATGCAAGAAAAAACCCAGCACAACGTAGCTCATGCCCTCATCACGGGATTTTTCAATTAGACCGTGTGTTTGGGTGCTTTCACGTTCCTCTAGCCACTCCACAAGCTCAACTTGTTTAGGCCGTAATACAAAAGGAATATTGGCAGGTAAACCAAAAGCCATACCGCGCGGATCATATGTCCATATCCAATTGTTAAACCAATGGACTGGATCCTTACTGCACTTGTATAGCTCTGCTTGAATGCTAAGTTCGTTTTGCTCAATTGCAGCCTTGTAGTAATAACGCCGTGTCATCTCAGTCATTACTTCAGGCAGGCGTACGTTAATAGTCCACTCTTTAATTAAAGGGGCTATTTCATCTAATGCGTATGTCATAGCTTTCCATTAATCACTAAGCGAGAAAGTTCCTGAGGCGAGAGTTTCGAAAGCTCTTCAGGTTTATATGCTGGTTGAGGTGGCTTTTCTGTATTTTCCGTTTTAACTGGCCCACCACCAGCCCCTGTTATTTCCTTACGGTTGGTATATAAGCCGCCAACCTCTTTAGCTGCCTGCTCTAAAAGGCTCGGCACAATGACAGGGTTTTCTTTGAATTGTTCATGATCGATGAACCGTTGTAGACGCTTGAGGCGGTAGGCAATGTTTGCGATTGGAATTGCGCTAAGGTTGTCGTTCATTTCCTTTCGCACTCTGTAGAACTCAGTTTTAAATTCTTCGCTTAAGTCCTGTCCTGTTTTTTTGTTGGGTCGTATGCTTCACATTGCTGTTTGGTTACGGTGATACCAAATTCTTCTTGGACGCCTCTTGCTGTTTCACTAGGTGTCTCATAGGTAGCAAGTGACCGTACTATATAGAGTTTCACCCGTTTATTAAGCCTTGCCATTTATCTCTATCCGTCCAAGTACGTCCAAGTAGAGTGGCAAAAAAAATTTAAACCACCTTCAAGTTACAAGTGCCGCAAGCGTAATGAACATCTGCCCGTGACAGCTGCGGTCTTTTATTAGCTGCTTCAACCATCCGCATAACATCCTCACTAGCTCCATATCGACGAACAACACCTGTAAATTCTTCAACATCGTGACCTTGAATAGCTAACTTAGGCATACCAGTTTCTCTGTTATAAGCTGGTGTTCCGTATTGGTCCTTCTTATGTGCAATGTGATAAAGCTCGTGTTCAACCAAAGCACAAAAGTTCACATCACTTGCTATACGTGAATATGAAGCATCAAAAGTAATTAAGTATTCAGGTAAATAATTGAACCATTGGATGTATTGTTCTTCTTGTCGTTCTTTCTTCCAGCCACCAGCATTGATCATGACTTTTTCAGTAGTCCCAATGACCTGACGGCCTTGCTTTTTAAAGCCAGATCTAGCCCACATCACAGCAATATCTGGATATCGAAATGACCGTAAATGCATATGATCAGGGTTAAATAATTTAGATTTAGGGTCTAGAAAAACCTTTCTTATCCATTCCCATAATTCTGGCGCTGGAACAAAGTTAGGTGTATCCATTTCAAAAAGCCATTCTGGAGGCATTGGACGAACAGGAACATGAAAGCCAACTTCGTTTTTCATAAATTAGTTCCATTAAAAAGTCCCTATTCGGGACTTGGTAATTTAAAACTTAAGTAAAAGTGATTTTTCTTTAAATCTCTAAACTATTAATAGTTTAGTTACTATTTTGCGCCTCAAGCATATCTAACAGACTTTTTCGAAACTCAGGAATTGAAAAAACATCAATATATGGCATTCTAAGTATTCGTTTATTTTTCTTAAGAACTCCTAAACTAGAAACGGACTGAGATGAATCCGTATAGTAAAAAAATTCAAAACAGTATCCCTCAAAAATAGTTAAAAAACGAATTCGTTCATTATTATCAATACTACAATGAATATCAGTTATAAAATCTAACTCTTCATTCTTAAAAGAAGTTATCGTGCTTACTAATTTTGAAATTCTGACATCGTAACATTCTGTTAGAACTACACGATCATTCTTAATACATTCTTTTAAAAAATTTTTTGCAACTGGCGATTCATCAAAAAATTTCAATTTATTAAAAACTTCATGACTAGATTCAATTCCTCTCCATATAATAGAAATTAAATATAAAATTAGTTTTTTTTGTATTAACACCCTGAATTTCATAGTGATTATCTCTTTTTTTATGTTTTACAGATTTCTTTTTATTTCTTAAAATATCTAGAGAATAGCCTTCATATTTTGTATTTAAATCATGCTCGCAATCTCCACATAGCATATATGTGGCCCACTGATCTTGATCTTTAATCACTTTTTTATGCTGTTTATCAAGTCTTAAAGCGTAATTTGCACCATTTAAAGCCTTTTTAAAAACTGCTCTCCCAATAACATGAGAGCGCTTCAATTCTTTTTCTAGGTCGCATAGTTTACAAATTCCTTTTTTCATATTTTTTCTGCATATAGCTTTTGAGGTTTAATTTATATTTTATCAATAAAATTAAAGTAATAAAAATTTTATGATTATTTATTAAAAAAAAAAGCCCCGCCAATAATCGATATTTAGCAGAGCTTCTTGTGCCATACTATGCTCGGCAACTTTTCTATAGAATCGTAAAGGTAAAAGTTTAAAAATCCTTTCATTGGAGATTATTAATTAAAATAATATCGTTTAAATTCATCTTATTAAGCAATAAAAAATCAATATCACCCTACTGTTCAACTTCTTTAAATAAAATATACAAAGCTGCATAGTTATCTATAGCTGTAACAATTTCCTGCTTTTTTTGATCAAATGGTATAACAGGTGTCCGTTTTTGATGAACTTTATCAATAATCTCATCTTTCAACTCGATATAAAAAACCGTAGATTTAGGGAATTCATCGCTATCATTGAATTGTTTGCCATAAAATAAAGGATAAAATTTATTTAATTGATCAATTAACAACCTTGTTAATTGAACTTTTATTTCAGACTTAAGATCATTGAAACAATCCGATTGTTTAATTTCATTGATGAGTGAAAAAAAATATTCTGCTCTACTATCCACTAAATGGCTGCTTCCAAAAACACCTGAAAAATGTAAACTTTTCAAAAGTAACATCCGATATGTTGAAACTTTAATTGACTTTAATTGATCTATTGTTACTTGTAACTCCTTTTTTGCTTCTTTTAGTTTAACGATATTGCCTCCAATAGATAGCTCTTGAACCTCATCAAAATATGCAATTATTGCGGATACAATTGCAGAAAATATTATCAAAATGACGAAGTGGTTTGGCTCAATATATTTATTCCTTAAAAGGATAAAGGAAATAAATGAAAATAAGACAAACGTAATTAAAGAAAATATGATTCTCATGCAGTTTTTTTAGCAAAGAAAATTTTATTATCAACGATTTAAATATCGTTGCAATAAATTTTTCGATATTTTCATTTAAAGATAGTTTATTCATTCTGATAAAATAAAAGCCCATCATTTGATGAGCTTTAATACCAGTGATTTACTTACACTTCCAACACTGTATCACAAATATGCCATACCCCGTGCGCACACTCAAGCGGTTTTTTCAAAAGTTTCAAATCTGAAATGCGGATTTCGACTTTTGATATAAGCCATACCACATTTTAAATCCTGTCTGATTTGATTAACTGAAGTGTCATTACTTTGAGCAATATCACGTAATGAATTGCCCATAACATGATGTGACCAAATTGCTGAGATCCATTCTTGTAAAATATGGTCTTCAATTAATTTAATATCAATAATCAATCTATGGATTGCACGTGCCTCATTGTCATTTAACTCACAGCAAGTACCCTTACGGCGAATGCATAAACGATCTTTTAGATTTTCATCGCTCATATACATAGCTATTAATTTTTCTCTTTGTTTTTGAGTGATGCGTTTTGTTGGCATCGTCTTAACAATTTTGACCATTGTTTCGGTATCGCCGTTTAGCCAAGCTCCAAGCTGGCGACACCACTCTTCAAAACTAAATCTAGACCAATCGACCGCTTGTAAAATGTGTTGTTGTACTGGCATATTCATTTTCATCCCACCAATTGCTCAATTTGTTTAATCGCCACGCCTGCTTTCACTTGCTCTGTGCTGAACCGTAAAACTGTAAAACCCATCATTGCTGCGGAGTTGTATTTCTCCATATCCCCTAAATAGCCCTTACCTCTTGTGTGACGGCCTCCGCTCCAGATCCCGCCTTCTACCTCAATCAAAATCTTTGAACCCTTTATTAAAAAATCTGCTCTCCATTTGCGTTCAGGATGGAACTTATATTCCTGTTCAAAACCAATCTTGCATGCTCTTAAATGCGTTGCCAGAACCACTTCACCCACACTTGGTTGTCTGGCAACTTGCTTTGCTGAACGGCGCTTTTTATTTTTCTTTATGGGAAATAACTTGCGGTATTCAGCAATGCTGACTGATGACATCAAGCACCACCTTTGAGCACTTGCTCTATAGCTTTAAGGGTTCGAATCATTGCCATTTGTAGAAATTCATGATTGCCGCGCATGTCTTCTTCAACATACTGCAAAGCATATTGAGTCTCTTTTAATGCCCCATCTAAACGCTTTTGCAGCTCCTCCACTTTCGCTTGTTGTTCTTTTTGAATCTCCCAAGCCCACTTTCCAGATTTACCCTCAAACTCACTCATGGCTGGCTCCTTTTTCTGCATCACACATTTCACATTTATCTATATGCCCCCACCCATCATCTCGAATGAAGCCAAACCCCTTACAAGCCTTACATTTGACTTTCTTTTTCTCACCCACCAAGAAATATCGATCTTTCTGGTTGTAGGTAATATCAATAGAACCTGAGTAATAGCGCCTTAACGCCCCATCAATATGAAATTCGTGTGGACCTACACAAAACATCCACCCCGAATCCCCGCCGCACTTTGTAAACCATGTGAAATATGCTTCTCTCCATTTCACATAACGGCCAGACAGATGAGGAGTCAACAATTCAATTAAACGTGCTCTAAGCATCTCCATGCTTGCTGACATATCTCCATAGTGATATTCAAGATCGTAGCTATACTCGCCTGTGTTATATCTAGTTGGCATGAGATTCACCGCCTCCGTATATTGATTCGTGGTCGCGGATAGCAGTCATCACACGCTTAATTGAAATGGAACCATCTGGAATGAAGTCGCAAAAATCATCAAGAAAGCTCAATCTCCCATTTCCCACCATGCGAACATGCGTGTAACCAACATGCTTATCTGTCGTAATGAATGCAGGCGTTAGCTTCTCAACTCCACCTAAATCGCTGATGATTTTCAAAGACTCCACCAGACGTTTAAGCTCAACCAAATCTACAAAATACTTCTCACGATCTGCTGGGCTGATTTCTACACTTTGACCACATTGGAACTCATAACCCTCGTTCCATTCAGTTGCGTTATCGGGTGCTGAATCTACGATTTCCTTCGCGTATTGCAGTCCTTTATCTCTAATCAATTTAGATGCTTTCATGCATTCGCCCCATCAATTAGCTGAAGAATATTTCTAGGTATTGGCATACCTTCACGGCGGCACATCTCAGCGTATTCGTGCGGATTGTCGAAAGGATCTGGACCTAATTCTTTTGCAAGCTCAGGCTCTTTTTCTTTTGCCTCAAGTTTTTGAACTGGTGCAGGTTTACGACCATTGATTTTTAATCTTTCCATCAATGATTTGAGATGCTTTTGAGCCTCGTCATTGCTCACAGGAACGTGTTTAGGTTCTTTGTGTTCTAGTTGTAGCGGTGGAGTGTAAAACTCTTGCTGACGGCCTTTTAACTGAGCTTTAGCAACCATCACGTTGTAGGTCCCGAAGAAATTATCTTGAGCTGCTCGCATTTGGCCGGCTTCGATCAAATACATCACTTCGTCTAATGCATATTTTGTAATTTGTGTAATAACCACGGTACGGTCAGTCGTAAACTTACATGCACGTGACCAAGCTTCCTCTGGAGACATCCAACTTTCACCAATACACCAGGTGCGAAACTCGGCAAATGACGGCATAAAGCGTCCACCTGCTGTAAGTAATCGAGCAAGTGCGTTGTTAAATTGGTTTTGTTGAACGCCAACCAGTGTTTTAAGTGCGATTTGCTCAACCACTGACAGAGGAATTGCACTTTCGCCTGTTGCTGGAAATTGCTTATTGAACTGAGCAGCGTAAACAGTGCGAAGAGAAGCGATTAATTGACGCACTTCGTTCAAGGTAATCTCATGCATGACCTACCTCCTCAATCATTGGAAACTTTTTTGCTGGGGTTACATCCACGATTTGAGATTCGCTCTGTTCTTCAAAAAGATTAGCGAAGTAACCCGACTCTTGTGGTTTTTGACCAGCTGAATTGATTTGCTCTTGTTTCTTGCGGTTTGCAGCAACTTGTTTCTCGTTGTTTTGAACCCAAGAGAACCACTTAACCAACCAGATGCTTGGTGTATTCAACGAACTTGATTCGTTTGCAAAGTACCAGTCACCGAAATTTTGAATCATGGTTCTCAAGTCGATTTCAGGTACCGAAACAAATCTTTGTTGAGCAAGTGAAATGAAATCGTATTGAAACTCGCTGTATTCAGAAATGAATTCACGCATTGAATAGCGTTTGTGATCATCGATCTGATACTGAGCAAATTGAATTGGAGTTAATTGCGAATTTTCTTCACGCGCATTACTACTACTATCAATAATTGGTTCTTGGTTTATGGTTAATGGTTTATGGTTATTGGTTGGTTGCACTTTCAGAACCCAAAATTAACCCACTGGGTTTTTGTGGGTTTTCAGAATTAACCGAGTCGCCTTCACTTTGGTTTTCTTTTGGTTTTTCCTTACGTGGACGCCCACCTTTCTTACCATTTTCACGATTTTTATCCCCTACTTTTTGATAAGCGGCGATTTCTGAATCACAACGTTTGTTGTGAAACCCGTCTTCCTCTTCCACAAAAAACTCTTGCAGCACAATTAATACTGCATCCCTTTCTTCTTGGGTATTTGCACGTAACCGACGAAAAACCGACTGGGTTTCTTTGGGTAATGGTTTTTCATTCAAATAATAGAAATCGAGAGCACGGCGATAAAAGCACTCTTCAACTGGGCTAAGGTGCGCTGTAGCAACCATAAAGTCGCTGATATGGTGGAGATATTTATACATCAGTGACTGCTCCTAATTTTACAAGACCGCGCATTTCCAACTGACGAATAATTCTTGGAGGAATAAATTCGTTGTTGATTTTGTAGCGAGTACGAGACTTTTCTTTCACCTGAATTAGTTTGTGCCCATCCTCCATGAGACGGCGAACTGCTATAGCCTGCCCCCCCCATATGAGTTAATTCTTCAAGTTGATAAAATCTTTCCTGAGCCTCAATTGCGGCATTCATGACTGAAAGTGGCATGGCTGCTAATTCTTTAGCCGTATAGATCTTTACTGGTTGCTCCAGTGGAATTACCACCTCTAGCGGTGTGGTGGAAACGGAAATATCCTGTTTTCTTCTTGCTGCATATCTCACTTTTCACCACCCTTTGGCTTAACATAGCCTCCAAAAGAATCAACCAAACACGCCTTGGTTAAGCTGGTTACAATCTGCTGTGCTAACCACTGCGTTATGCGAAATTGACGAGCCATAGCCTCTGAAAATTCAATCTTTGTTACCGCTGCATTATTTTCGTCATAACCTTTGTTACGTAAATTTTGCTTTTTCACCTCAAATAGGTGCCCAAGTACTCGTAATGCAGGCTCATAGAAAGATTGGATTTCACTTTGCTGGCGAGAATCTTTGATTTGCTGTGTAAAGCTGTTCATGACACCTCCGCTAATGCTTGCTCAGCGCTTGTTAGTCGGCGTTTGGCGTTAAGTTCAGCAACTGTTGCTGTGCGGATTTCTTTTGAAGAAACTAGAATCAAATGTTTCTCTGATTTGATGGTCCATAAACTAGTCAAAGTTTTGTTTTTAACTTCAAACAAATCATTTGATTTGAAAGTACGGCACTCTTCAGTAAGTACAACAACGTCACCAGATAGAAATTCTGGTAAGTTGTAATTAGCCGATTGATTTGCTAAATTGTTTTGCATATTCGATTCCTCTAGCAAGTAATTGAATTAACTAGCCTGATGGACCAGATCAGGCTTTTTCTTTCTTTACCTTAGAAATATAAGTTGCAGCTTCCGACTTAAGCGCCTCTCGAAGTTGGCGAATGTGGTTTTCCATTTGCTCTAAGATTTCTTCGGTATCGGCTAATTCCGCTGGTGTTACCACCCCATCCTCTAAAACCTTGTGGACCTGCTGATTAGCTTGGCCATTGTTGATGTTTATATGTAGCAAGGTTTCAACAATGCTGACTTCATGGCCTTTCTCATCCACTTGATTAGCTGGCACTAGAACATAACCAAGCATGTGTGCCCATGCCTTAACTAAAGCTGGGTTGCGTGTAAACTGAATCATTGCCTCAAGCTTCTTAATACTTGGTAAATGGCTTTCCATATTTGGGTTTGCGTAATTAAGTACGCTCTTATAAGAGTCACCAAGTACGTTTGCAATTTCTTGCGGCGTAACTCCTTGTGACTGGTGAATCATCTTGTAAATTGCTGTTTTAGCCTCTGGGCTTAAGTTGATTTCACTCATATGTGAATCCCTCTTTAAATTTCACGTATACGCACGTTTGCTAATTTGTGAGAATTAGCTCACGGATTGGTTTTGCTTCTTAAGGTTCTTGCGAACATATTCCCAGTTAATATCTGGTCGTAATTGTTCTGCCTTAACTTGACCCTGAGTAATTTCCTCAATTTTCAAACAGCGATCTTCTGGAATTTTCTCAGGATTCCATTTGCTAGCAGCCCAAGGTGTAACCCCTATTTTTCGAGCTAAAGCTGAGATGCTCCCTGCAAAAGTCACAGCGTTATTAAATGCTTCATGTGGAGTAGTCATAAATGACACCAAAAAACCTACTTAAAGTAGAAAGAAATATACTACCAAAAATAGAATTGGTGCAACTAAAAATTGATAGTAAAATTCTACCCACAGTAGAAAAGAAGCCTATTTTGATGGATGACGCTAAATACAAAGACTTTGCGGACCGACTCAACGCATTGATGAAGGCAAAAGACTCTCCAATTAAAACTATCAATGAGTTAAAAAATGCTATTGGTGTTTCTTATGAGATGGCTCGTAGATATACACTCGGTTCTGCCAAACCAAGAATTGAAAAGCTACAAACATTGGCTGATATTTTTGGAGTGGAAATTAGTTACTTAGACCATGGCACTAAGTTAGACAATAATATTGATTTATCAGATAAAGTTGGTTTCGAAGGACGCAGGGTTCCAGTAATCTCTTGGGTTGCGGCTGGTTCATTTACACCGATTGAGACAGTTTTGAAAGATACGGAAATTGAAGAATATTTACCGCCAAATAAAAGATGCGGGAAAAATGGATATGCTTTAAAAGTAGTAGGATATTCTATGGCTCCAACCTTTCTACCGGGTGATAGAATATATGTGAATCCAGACATTCAAACATTTGATCTTAAAACAGATGATCTTGTAATTGTAGCTTGCGCTGGCGATTCAGAGGCGACTTTTAAAAAGCTTATCATTGAGGGCGAAGGAACAAGTAAATTCTTGGAACCATTGAACCCAGACTGGCCTGATAAAATTATTAAACTTTCCGAAGATTGCCGCCTTGTTGGAAAAGTGGTTGGCTTGTACCGAGATATTTATTGAATTTCAGCTTATTTTCTTTGAAACCAATTATTAATTTTTTACTTTAAACCCACTTTTTGTGGGTTTTTTATTATTTAAAACTAATAATATACAACTTTAAGTAGGAAATAATCCCTACTATGTATTGACTTAATTTCTACTTAAAGTAGTATTTATCTCGTAGACAACAAAAAAAGCACACCGACCGCTCCCCAGGTCCGATGTGCTTTTGCAAACTGCGAGATCAATTATGAACGTAAAAGTAAACTCATTCAACTCATTTGCATTTGTCAGCATGGCTGCACTTGCAATCTCTGGTGGTTCTTTAGTTGCTTGCCAATTGCAGCCAGCTTTCCAAACAAAAGAAGCTCCTTCTCTATTTACTCCAAAAACGCAACCAAGTACTTACGGGGTTTTAACCGCAAAAATCACAGGTAAACATTCTGGCGTTGCTGTAATTAAATTAGATAGCTTCCGTTTAAACGTTAGCTTTGATTTTGAAGCTCATCCAGACAGCTACGGCGTTCCGGGTTCTGAATTCACTGCTGTTGAAATTACTCAACTCACAGTAAATGAAATTACTGATGTTAATGGTAAGTCATATAACGATTTCACCGAATTTGAAGACATCCGAAACATCAATGGCCTTCTAAAAGGCTTCATCGAACGTAACAAGTTGGTGGAGGCTGAACATGTCTAATTTCAAAAAGCACCCTGACGGCTACAAGTCTTATTTGGGCCGTGATGATAAAGGTCTTTATTCCGTACGTATT